GTTCGATTCGGAGCATGTCCACAAGGCCCAAGAACAATCCCTGCCTAACGCATATTGCTTGGGTTATAAACCTAGCCAGACCGACCGGCCCTGGCGGTGTTGAAAGTCCGGTAGTCACAGCCATCACTACTTCCCCAAGTTGTGGTGTGGGTGGCGTTCACTTCAATGAATAGATAGGGAGACACTCATGTCCGATTTCGATTGGGACGACGATGACACTGAGGACGCTCAGGAGTCAGGCGCAATGAAAGACCTGCGTAAGGCCTATAAGGCCGCGCAGAAGCAAAACAAGGAACTGCAAGAGCAGTTGAATGGTTTGCAGTCTTCACTGCGTGAACGTTCCGTCAAGGACGTTTTAGCCTCTAAGGGATTACCGGAAAAGATTGCGAAGTTCATCCCGACCGAGGCTACCTCTGCGGAGGAGGTGGAGGCTTGGCTTGCCGAGAACGGTGACGTTTTCGGTGTGCAGGCCACTGCCACTGAGGAGCAGCCGCAGCAGGTTAACCCCGAGTTGCAGGCATGGCAGCGTATCTCTGCCACGCAGGCAGGCGGGCAGCCGTTCACTAACGACCCTGACCAGTTGGCTGGGTTGATTGCGAACGCGGATTCACCGGAGGCGTTGAACAGGCTTCTGTTCGGCAACGTCACCGGCCCGAACGCTGTGTAGGTTCCTCGCTTTTTCATTGTGTCAAAAATCTATTCACCTGAGGAGGTGAACATTCAGTATGGCTAACGCATATACCACTACTTCTGCGGTTGCTGGCTTGGTTAAGGCAGCGTATGACCGCTACGTGGAGTTCGCTCTGCGTTCACAGCCGTTGTTCCGTGGACTCGCGGATAAGCGGCCCGTGCAGCAGGCAATGCCCGGCTCGTCCGTAGTGTTCTCTCTGTATAACGATCTCGCTGCCGCGACTTCGACCCTTACAGAGAACGTTGACCCTGACGCTGTTGCCGTCAGCAACGTGAGCACTGTTTCCGTAACCCTCAACGAGTACGGCAACGTTGTGCTCAACACCCGCAAGTTGGGTGAACTGGCGTTCAGCGATGTTGACCCGGCTATCGCCAACATGGTGGCCTTCAACATGGCTGACTCCATTGATACCGTCGTCGTGAGCACCCTTGTCGGTGGCACGAACGTCCTGTACGGCACGGGTGGTTCCACCGCTCCGACCGCTACCAACGAGGTTGCAGCCGAGGACACGCTTGCTGGTGCTGACATCCGTAAGGCTGTCGCCAAGTTGCGTGGCAACAAGGCCGTGCCCCGTGACGGGATGCTGTACGCCGCGTACATGCACCCGGATGTTGCACACGATCTCCGTTCGGAGACTGGTGCTCTCGCATTCGAGGATGTGCGCAAGTACACCGACCCGAATGTCGGCAACGTGCTCAACGCCGTGACCGGCGTTTACGGTGGTGCTTACGTCGTGGAAACCCCGCGTGCGTTCGTGGACACCGATGGCGCGAGCAGCGAGCCCGTGTACCGCACCATCATTTGCGGTCAGCAGGCTCTCGCTGAGGCGACTGCCGTGGAGCCGGGCATCGTGCTCGGCCCGGTCGTGGACAAGTTGATGCGTGCACGGCCTGTCGGCTGGTACTCACTGCAAGGTTGGGCTCGCTACCGCGAGGCTGCCTTGTACCGCATTGAGTCCTCGTCCTCAATCTCCTAACTAGGAGCCCGTGTGGCAGGGCCGTCGGCGTGATGCTGGCGGCCCTGCCGCATTCCATCTACTTGAAAGGGGAAGCGCATGGCCTACGTGTTGACGTTGCCAACTGAGGAGCACGCCTACACGGATAACGTGCTGCTGCGCCGCTTCCCTATCAATGTCGGTAAGAGCCTGCTGATCACTGGCACTACTGGCGTTGTCACGATTTTCCCATCCCAGAATGAGATTCAAGACGCCGACTACTACTTCGGTGGTGGGCGTCGCCATGTCCTGTCGGACGCCGAGTATGCGGCTGTGGTCGCTGCCGGGTATAGCGACCTTGTGAGTGTTGAATGAGTCATTGCCGGTCTGGCTGTCGCAGCCAGGATCACGCCTCGTATGCGCAATGTTTGCAGTCAGCGAATGTGACTGTGACCGCGATCATTAACAGCCCTTTGCAGGGCGCGTATGAGCGCACTAAGTCTGACCTTTCCGCGTATGAGGCGGCGAGGCGGGACGGTATCCAACCTGGCGGTACGTCTGGCGAGAAAGTGCGCCAGGCCCGTGAGGCAAGCAAACTGTTGGGGCAGCCGTATAACGCATCGAAGATGCCGCCAGCGAACCTGATTGTGAACAAGACGACTGCTGCGTATGCGAAGGCTGGTGATGGGGCGTGACTACTTTCACGCAGTTAACTGATGACACGCTCATGTACCTGCATGGGTTCACGACCGTGCAGGATCAGTCCACGTATCTCACTGAGTCTGTGTCTGCTGCCGCCACCACGCTGAAGGTTGCCGATACGACAGCGATGTCTCGCGGCCTTGTAGAAATCGGTGACGAACTGCTGATGGTTGACGCGGTGGACACGGTTTCGCTGAACATGCAGGTTCCACCGTATGGCCGTGGTTTCCGTGGCACGACTGCTGCAACGCACGCCTCAGGTTCCCGTGTCGTATCGGCCCCAATGTTCCCGCGTTACCTTGTGAAGAACGCGATCAATGAGACTGTGCGGGCAGTGTTCCCTGACTTGTTCGGTGTCGCTTCAACCACGTTGACGTTCACCCCGGCAGTGTCCACGTATGCGCTGCCTAGCGGTGCACTCGACGTTTTGGGCGTGTCCTGGTCTGTGGTTGGCCCCTCAAAAGAGTGGATGCCTGTCCGGCGTTACCGGGTGGACAAGATGGCTGACACAACCGAGTTCGCCTCCGGCGTGACCGTCAGCCTGTATGACGCAATCGTGCCTGGCCGCAGTGTCCGTATCGTTTACACGAAGCAGCCAACGGCCCTGTCTGCCGCTGATGATGTGTTCACCACGGTGACTGGCCTGCCGGCATCCTGTGAGGATGTGATCCGGCTCGGTGCTGCCGCCCGCATGATCCCGTTCTTTGACGCAGCCCACCTGTCTGGCATGTCTGCGGAGGCTGACTTCTCCGCGAACATGCGGCCCGTAGGTGGCTCATCAAGCCTAGGCAAGTATCTGATGCAGTTGTATCAGGTGCGTCTTGCTGAGGAAACGAAACGCTTGCAGTCCTTGTACCCCAACCGTAGCCACTACACCCGTTAGGAAGACGTATGGCTGTTTCTCGCTATTACTCGTCAGTTGCCCGGCGTACCACGCTGACTGCTGACATTAACTCGTCTGCTACGTCTATCGTGGTGGCCGCTGCTACGGGGTTCCCGTCGCTGTTCCCGTTCACGATCATCATTGACCAGGACACGGTTAACGAGGAGATCGTTGAAGTGTCTGCCCGGTCGGGCACGACGTTGACGGTTACTCGCGGCGTGGATGGCACGACTGGTGTAGCTCACACTGCCGGTGCTTCCGTGGAGCATGGCGTGTCTGCCCGTGACTTCAGTGAGTCACGACAGCATGAGGATGCTTCTGAGGCCGTGCATGGGCTTGAGTCTGGTAGCGCGGTTGTTGGCACTACCGATGAGCAGACTCTCACGAATAAGACTCTGACTGCCCCTGATATTTCTGATCCGACGGTGAGCGGGACGCTCACGAATGACGGGCAGATCACGGGTGGCACGGTGAATGCGACTGTGTTGCAGCAGGGTGGCGTGCAGGCGGTGACGACGACTGGCTCGCAGACGCTCAGCAATAAGACGCTCGGTAGCGACTTGGCTGCTGGCGGGTTCAAGGTGACGGGGTTGGCTGAGCCGTCGTCTGCTCAGGATGCTGCGACGAAGAACTTTGTTGAGACTGGTGTGACCAGTCAGGTTGTGGCGGCTACGACGCAGGCCACGGCTGCGGCTGCTAGTGCAAGCGCGGCGTCTACGTCGGCGTCGAATAGTGCGTCGTCTGCCTCGGCTAGTGCTGCCTCGGCTTCGGCATCTCAGACTTCTCGCCTTGCGGCAGAGGCGGCTCAGACGGCTGCTGAGTTGGCGGAAACGAACGCGGAGACAGCAGAGACGGGCGCGATTGCGGCGCAGGGTGCAGCTGAATCTGCCCGTGATCTGGCGCAGGACTGGGCGAATAAGACCACCGGCACGGTGGACGGGTCGGAGTTCTCCGCGAAGTATTACTCGCAGGAGTCCAACACTCAGGCGATTGCTAGTGCCGCCAGTGCGGTTGCTGCTGCCGCCTCTGAGTCGGCGGCTGCGGGTTCTGCTAGTGCTGCTGCATCCTCCGCTAGTTCCGCATCTGCTGATGCTGTTGCTGCCGCGTCTAGCGCGGCTGCTGCCGCTTCATCGCTGGATTCGTTCGATGACCGTTACCTCGGATCGAAGGCGTCGTTCCCGACGGTGGACAACGACGGTGACCCGCTGGTGCAGGGTGCGTTGTTCTACTTGAACACGGGTACTGCTGAGCAGATCGGCATGTACGTCTATGACGGTGGTACATGGATCAAGGCTTCTGCCGCTTCGGTGGCGAGCATCGTCACTTACGAGTACACGGCTACTGCTGGTCAGACGGCGTTCACGGGGAATGACGATAACGGTGTTGCGTTGTCGTTTACGGCTGGCTTGTTGCAGGTGTTCTTGAATGGTGTGCTGCTCAGCCCCGGTGATGACTACACAACCAGTACGAACACGGTGACGCTCGCTTCTGGTGCGGCGTTGAATGATGTGCTGGTGGTGGTGGCGTTCGCGTCGTTCAATGTGGCGAACACATACACGCAGGCTCAGGCTGATGCGGCCTTTGCGACTAAGACTGAATTGACTTCTGTTGAAGCACTAGCCCTGTTGGGACTCTAAGGAGAAAGAATGGCAAACACATTTACGGTTCTGTACAGGGGTGCTGCTTCTACGAGTAGTGCCACGTTGTACACGGTTCCACCATCGACGACGACGCTGGTGACGAGCATCGTCGTGGCTAACACCGCTGCCGCTGACGCGACGTACGACTTGTCTCTTGGTGGTGTGTCGCTCGGCAACGATGTGGCGGTTCCAGCGAACGACTCGGTGATTTTGGAAATCAAGCAGGTCATGGATGCCGCTGACACCATTGAAGGGTTGGCGTCTGCGACGACGGTGAACTTCCACATCTCCGGTTTGGAGATCGCATAATGGCAGTTCGTAGATTCAAGAAGTCCACGTTTAGTGGATTTGATGCTTTTGGTCTTATGAGTGCCCGGACGCGTGAAGCCTTGAGCGTAGTGGGTGGAACTACTTCGCAGGCCGGTGGATACACGATCCACTCATTCACTTCAACTGGATCATCGACCTTCAATGTTGTTTCCGGGTCTGGAACAGTTGAGTACCTTGTGGTTGCGGGTGGTGGTGGCGGAGGAGCCGGGTGTTGCAGCGCGACTGATGGTGAGGGTGGCGGTGGCGGAGCCGGGGGCTTCTTGACCGGGACTGTAATCGTGCCTTCCGGTTCTATTGCTGTCACTGTGGGATCGGGCGGTGCTGGTGCGCCAATCGACACGCAAGCCGCTGGAAGCAACGGCGGCAATTCCGCATTTGGTTCGTATGCCACCGCAAT